GCCGATTCAATGTAATGATCTCCGTCTATGGTTGCTTGATGTGTAAAGAACCCATCCTTCGCAGCTTCTTGTCCTACATATAAACTACCATTTTGGTCTTTAGTTTCAGCCATATTTTATTTCTCCTTAGGTGCTAATTGAATCAACATAACTAATCCAAACATGACAGCCACTGGCTGTTCCGCAATTCCCGTAGACTACATCTGTATTGTTTAAAACTATTTTAGCCCCACCTTGAATAAGTTCTATTGAACTTGCTGGTGGAATACTTAAATTTTTGCAAATGTAATAATCAGTTCCTGCGCCCGCCAAATCAATATAAACATCCATTGTAATGGCAGTTGCTAAAATATTAGTTAATCTTAATCCGACAATAGCATCATCTGAATTTGATGTTAAAATAGCTGTTTCACTATTTGTTACCAATATTCCAACCGATTCAAAATCTTGTGCCATTTATCCTCCTTATATTATAATGCGATTGCCATGGCTGTTGCAAAGCCTTTTGTCGCATTTCCTGATGGGTCAACTCCATTAACTGTAGCAACCTGTAAATCATTTAATGCATTATAAATTTCATCCGAACCATCTACATAAATGATGGCATCTCTTCCCGCTGAAACTGTATAAGTTGCAGCTCCTGTTCCTGCCGTGCACACAATATCATTGCTGTCTCCAGTATTGTTTAAAATAACATACCACATCAACTTGTTTGGGAATGTGACTGTGCATGTGGCTCCTGGAGTTCCAGTAAAATTTAAAATCTTGCAACGTCCATCTTCTTGCGCGTAAGTAGTTGGATCATTTGTAAAAGTTAAAGTCTTGGTTGCTCCTGATAATGTTACGCCAATGTACGCATTGACCATATCATCAAGACGTTTTAAATTATCGTTAGTTTGATCTCCCCAGGTGTTGTCATTTTCACCTGTGGTCATCAACCTCAATTCGGCGTTAGACCATGTTGAAGCCATGTGTTACTCCTTTATGCTATTCGTATGATAGCGTTAGTTGAATCTGCTGCTGGCCATTGTATTTCAAATGTACCACCTGATACAGAATAATCCGCACCAAAATCAATTACTGCCACAGCTGAATTGCTATCGCTTGTGTTGTATATTAAACAACCACGTGTAGTAAATGTTGCAGATGACCACGACGCGTTAGCACTAAAATCTGTGAAAGCTGTTGTACTTGATGATGTTGGATTGACATTTGTTAATGCAAATCCTCCTGTAGAATATCCTCCAGCTGCAGCCAATTCATCTGAATTACCTGTCATATCAGAATAGTTAGTTGTTGTAGCATCGTAAGTACCTGTGATACTTGCATTAGCTTTAAACAACGCTACTTTAAATGCGTCTGCTCCGTTATTAAAATCATGATCGCCTTCAAGAAGTTCTACTTTAAAACTTGTACATAATGCTGATGTTAGACCTGCCATTATCTATCTCCTTCTAATCTTCCTAATGTTCGAAGTTCACCTTTATATAATTCAGTGTTCCTCATTCTTACTTGTTCCTCTACCCCAAGTGTCTGAGCTGAACGCTCATACAATTGTTGGTAGTTTTGTAATTGTGCAGAATCCTTCATAAATGTCGCCGCTTCAATGAGGCAAGCATATAATAATGTTTCCTGACATCTATCCCCAAGATACGTATTCGCATTACTTGCAGATAAACCTGGTACTCTATAAGTATAACCTATTTCGCACGTAGTGTCAACCCCCGGAGTTGGTGCAAAGATAATATTTGTATACCTATTAGATGATGTATAAGCTGTTCCTGGACGCTGTAAAGCGTAATAAATTATAGTTCCTGTAGTAGCTGGATTATTTGTGTATTCTCTAATAAAAGTCTCATCCTTTTCATAAAGATGAGCTCCATTTTGAATGCGAAGAAATCTCAATACTACTAAATCTTCAGGCAATGCCACTCCTGTAGTAGCTGTACCGCTAGCTATAGTTGTAGTTTTTCTAAAAGCTGTAAGATCTAATTCCTTTTCAATGCGTAATTCTGCATTTGCAATGCATACATCAATTGGAGCTACACCTGATCCTGTAGCCGCAGTAAATTCTGTAGAATCATTCTCAGTCCAATCCTGGATTGCCTGCTTTAATTGTACATATGTTAATGCCATATTATTGACCCCATGTATCTTCACCCCAACCGAGAGTACCCCAGCTTGGAGAAGTTATTGATACAGTTCCTAGAGACGCAGTCATTGCTGACATTGTAACTGGAACCGCTGTAATTACTACAGCTTGAGAAGAACCCAATGCTGATGTTCCTACAAATCCTGTTACAGGATGAGCTGCATTAAGTATAAGTGTACCTAATCCACCTGTACCTGCTAATCCTGGTGGTATCTCAGTACCATTAACAAATAGTCCTGATGTACCCAGAGAAGCAGTTAATGCTCCTAACTCAACTCCAGAAACAGTTTCCGATACATTGATAGTTATACTACCTAATGTAGTTGTTCCTGCAAATCCAGCCGCATCTTCAACTAGATCTACAAGGGCAGTACCTAATCCTGTAGTTCCTACAAAACCAGTTACTGCTTCTGCCGCACTAAGTAATACTGTACCTAATGCTGATGTTGTTTCAAATCCAACCGCATCTTCTGTCGCAGCTATTGTCACTGTTCCAAGTGCACTTGTTGCTACACCCGGACTTGTAACTGGTAAGACAATTGCTATTGCTATACCAGAAGCATTTAATGCACTGGTCATCTGGAATCCAGATGGTGCATCTGCTGGCTGTTGAGCTTCAACTAATCCTAAATTAGCCGCGCATTGTCCAGACCATTTCCCATACAAAGGTCCTAATCGAACCGTTGTCGGAACTGAATCCTGATCAGGTCTTGGCTTATATAATATATCAGCTTCAGAACCTGAAATATAATTTTGAGGGTCTAACTGAGGTTGCTTAGGTTCCCAGTCACCCTTGTAAACTCTAAATCCTGTCCACTCTGTACGAGCATCTTTATATTTAATCTTAAACCCTGAACGGTCATCGATTAAAACTGCATGCTTACCTTTCGCATATTTTGCCATTACGCATATCCGCGAACCTTAGGCTGTACATAAAAACTTGCTCTTTCCCTGTCTTCTTCTCTTGCCAGTTCCCACTCCTTCTCATACATTTGTATAAGTTCTTGTCGCCTATTAATGTCCACCAACTTTGGATGTTTGTTTGCTAATTCTACAGTTAACCCGCTTATTAAAGCTGGTAACATTCTTTTAGGTATTGCCGCATTTTGAGCATAATTGGTACTAATATCTTCACCATATTTAATTCCCCAATATAATATCTCAAATTTGCTACTAACATTAGGGCCAGGCCAAATATAAACTGTATGATTATTTACGCCTGAACTATCGAATTGTGCATTTCTATCCACTGCAAATTGCAAAGGTGTGCCTGTAGAATACTTATTAGGAATGGCTAACCAATCCGCATAACTGATTCTTTCCATGGTAATATCTTGATCGGGAGTTGCAGTAATGTCACGACAAGATGCCGTAAGAATATCCGAATAATTATCCGCACTTAAATTGAAAGTAGGATATACATTATTTGCAAATGTATTAACCGCTGTGGATTCTACATGCAGTGTAAATAAATTCACGCCTTGATTAATCCACTTAATCATTAACAAGTTAAGCGAACGTCTGGCCGTGATTAAATCATAACCACCTTTAGAACTTACACCCAATCGTTCGTACGCTTCTTGAATAACGTCCGCAATCGATAGAGCAAATGTTCGTGTACCTGAACTAGCCATTGTGCCCCCTTACATTAATGCGCGTGTAATCACCCATAACAACTGGCCTAATACCATTACACCAATTGTGTACATAACTTTATTAATACTGTTTATCTTGTCTTCGATATGTTTTAAATGGTTATCCTTAATTATAGATATACGCTCGCTAAGTATTTTTATTTCACTTTTCAATTCAGTAATTTCTAAATCGTATTTAGATATTTCCTGATTCATTCTTAATTCCAATAAACTAAAGCATTTGAAGCAGTACCTGTTACCGCAACAAATAAATTTGTAGTCGCTACCACTCCACTTTGCGGAGGAATAAATGTAGCAGTCGTATTTGCTATTGCGGACAATCTTGCCACTACTGTGCCTGTTGCCGATTGAGCATCATATACAATCGCGGTAGCTGTATCACTTCCTGCCGTAAGACTGAGACCTAAAAACCTTTGTCTGTGAGCAGTCGTAGCTTGACCATCACTGGTAGCATCTGTAGTTGTCGCACCTGTAGCGACATTGGTTACTTGTGCATCTGTTTGAAACATGTTAACTCCTTAAAATGGGGAGACCTAAGCCTCCCCGTAATTAATTATTGTTTAACTCCAAGGGGTAACCATTGTTCCGTTACCATTTAAAGCACAGTGGATAAGCCAAATGTTAGCTCCAACAGATCTACAATAAACTATTGAACCACCTAGTCCACCTCGTGTACTACCGTCCAAAGTTAAAGTATCAGTCCCTGCCGCATTAAATCCTTCCATAGAATTATCCCCAGTATCAACATACTGAGCAGTTCCTTGAAATACATCAGCTGTGCTTCTACCTGCCGCTGTTCCAGCGTTCAAAGTAAAAGTTTCACCTGATAAATTTGCAGTCATTAAAAATGTATATTCCAGCCCAATTGTACTTAACGTACTTGGATTTACAGCTGAATCTGAAACGATTTCAGGTAAATTAAAAACAGTCGTAGTGTTGCCAATGGTCATGCATCTGCCTTGATACAAATCAATGCCTGTTATATCTGTTCCACCGTCAACAGTGCCTGCAGATAATGCTTGCCCCATTACATTTCCAGTTGAAATAAATCCACTTAGGGATCTTACTGGGCCTTTAAATGTCGTCCTTGCCATAAAATTCTCCTTTGGTCATATAGACCTTTTGTCATACAGTCTCTATAGCGTCTGCCTAGCCAGTCTGTACAACTATGTTAATACTAGGTTAGTTGAAAAGGGGGCACAATGTGCGAGCCCCCTCCCCTTAAACGTTTAGGATGGATTAGATCCATATACGCCTCTCCAGTCAGACCAGCCGTAGCAGTATCTTTCTCGAGATTTGTATCTTACGTTGCCAGTTTCAAAGTCACCTTCCATCTTAGTATCGATTGGAGTTCTAGTGAAATGCTTCATACCGTTAGGAACGTCAGTTCTCATGAACCAGTTATTAGCATCGCTAAATCTGTGGTTCACATGATATCCACCCGGGATCATACCTTTAGATACGATCGCGTTGACATCATTGTCCGCTGTTCCAACTCTGTATGGAGAAGCCATTAGTCTCTCCGCTACGAATACCAATTGTCTTGGAATGTGTAGAGTTCTAGCTTGTGCTGCGATAGGTATACCTCTGTCATCGGTAAATCCTGCAACGTCAATTAAACCTTGTTCGACAGAAGTCTCAGAAAGTTCAGCTTGAGTTGTAGGCGTGTTAGTACCGCTAGATCCATCTTGAAGTACGTGAGCGGAGTTCACTAATGAAACTCCATCACCACCCAAGAAAGAACCGCTAAATGCATTATTATACACTGCAGCGCCTTTAGTTTGTTTAGCAGAAGCCATTGAACGGGCTAGTGCTTTAGTTAATCTGGTAGAAAGCTTGTCATACAAGTTATCTTCCATAGCTTCTTCAGTAATTGAGAAAGCCATAGCAACGGTTTCGTTGGTATATCTTGCAACCCAACCTTCACCAGTTTGAGCGTATTCGACACTTTGGCCTTCAAACTTCACTGAAGCTTCGCCAAAGCCGGGGAAGAGAACCTCTTCCTCAAATGCTCTGTTAGATTTTTCGTTCTCAAAGAGTACAGCTGCCTCATCTTCGTAACGTTTATATTCCGTTCCAAAGATTGCATGCAAACCCGGTACTAATTCTTTGAGTAATTGACCTCTAGTAATAGCCATAGTATTATACTCCTAAATTAAGCAGTCGGGAAGTTGCCATCGTAGCGACCCCATGAGTGCGTGTTGATTTTAACAAGAACGTCCATTGTAGTTCCTAATGCGCTGTAACTCAAATCTGTTTCCGCAGATCCTAGGATCTGGAAAGGATACGCTTGTTGCGTAGCATTTTGAGTATTACTTGCAGTAGAAGAGTCTAATGAACTTCCTGCTTTAAATGTAACAGTTGAACCAGAACCTGTTAAGTTCTGAACTACAGCACCAACATCTGCTGATGTTAATGCAGTGCCAGCTTGATCCGCTTGTATCTTGAAGATCGTAGAAGGATCATCATAAACATAAGCTTTAAACTGAGCTTTAGCAACTGTATTTACCGCAATTGATCTAACAAATTTTACATCGCCTGAACTGTTGTCTGCGTATTCAGCGCCCCAAAAAACACCGACGATTGCGCCCAGATCTCCTGAACCAATGTCTTGTACTAATAGACCACTAGATAGCGAAACTGTATCACCCTCAAAATAAGCTGTGGGTGCAGTAGCAGCGATGCGATAACCGTTTCCGTCTACAAAATTGTTGTTACGTAT